CAAGACACTAGCTCAGGCAGTTCAGATTTTGAATAGCCGGCTTGGAGGATAACAGTGAAGATTACTAAAAGGCAATTAAGAAGAATCATCAAAGAAGAGAAGGCCAGGCTTCTCAATGAGCAGGCTGATCATATGTTTGCACGTGCAGCTTATCGCTCGGAGCACTTACAAAGGGCAATTGATTCCATTTCTGAAGCTACTTCTGCGCTGTGGGACATATGGACTGAAGCCAAGCAAAATCAAAAGCCAGAGGTTATTCGTGCGGCAGAAGATCTAGAAAAACAAATAAAGGCGCTAAAGGATTACTAAGATGAGAATCACCAAAAGACAACTAAAAAGAATCATCAAAGAAGAGAAGGCGAAGCTACAAGAAGCATATGAATATAATCCTCTCGATGAGATGTATTTGATGCTTGATCACCTTCAAAAAGCGCAAATGATTGCAGAAGAAATTGTAAAGTACTCTGAACGTGATCCAGCATACGAGGAGTTCGGTCATCCTTTCTTTTCTTTTTCTAACCAATTAAAGAAACTTATGGCTCCTGTCGGTTCCCAGGCAGATAAAGCGTATAGGCAAGGAAAATAAGATGAAAATGACTAAGCAGAAACTAAGAAGAATAATCAGAGAGGAAGCTAAGTCTACTGAAAAATACGACGACGATCCAGCCCTAAAGGGTGATCAAGATAAGCTACCTGACCATCTTCAGAAAGGGATTATTAATAAATCCAAAAAGAGTAAGAAAGAAGCTCACCACGGTATGGAAGAATCTGATACTCCACACCCAAAGCAGTACGGTGCGCCACAAGGCAGCCCAAGAGACAAAGGTCTAGACAAAACAAAAGAGGACCTAGCAAGCGGAGATCCTGAGAGAATTGCTCGAGCTTATCGACGTCGAGAAAGAATGGAAAAGAAGGAAAGATCCAAAAAGGGATTTAAGAACAAGCCTCGCAAAGACACTAAAAAAGAGTCTCACCACATGAGAATGACCGAGGCCGATCTCCGAGAAGTGATTCGAAATCTTCTTTCCGAGGAGCTCAGTGCAAAGACCAAGGCGACGCTAAAGAAGAAGGCAGAAAAGAGAGGTCTCACCCCAAGTTCTGTCTATGCAGAGTTCAAGAAAGGTCTAGCAGCCTGGGCTTCATCTGGCTCCAGGAAAGGTATGTCACAGCACCAATGGGCACATGCAAGAGTTAATTCTGCGACGCCTTCAAAGCCTTGGGCAGTTGTGAAAAAGTCCAAGAAAAAGAAAAAGAAGGGTAAAAAGAAGTGAGAATCACAGACAAACAACTTAGACAAATCATTAGAGAAGAGAAGGCGAAGCTTAACGAAGCGCTGGAAGGATCAGATCCCGGGCCGCTCGAACGCACCCACCAAGGCAAAGTGATCACTCCTCAAAGCATCGCCGGCAAGTTATTCAATTTAGCTGCTGAAGTAGAAGCTCTGGGCGAAGACTTCTTCTCTGATAGCGATAGCCTGGCTGCTTGGGCTAATGACTTTATAACTAAGCATAATATTATGAAAGGCCGGTAGTTTATGAAAATCACAAAGAAACAACTTAGAAGAATTGTTAAAGAAGAGAAGGGTAAGCTTGTAAATGAGATTCGGGCTGGAGAAGATGTTAGACAGCAGACTCTCAATCAGGGTGAGGTCGACAGGGTTGAAGCCATGAGATCAGCGCTGGACAAAATGTTCTTTGAATATCGAAAAATAAAATCTATACCTCCGGAGTGGCTTGATGACGGTAACAAATTCGGCACTTCCAGATATGATAAACTAGAAGAGCTTTTGATGGATGCCGCTGAAGAAATGTCAGACTTGGCACATGATATGAAGAAGCGAGGTGTTTGATGAAAATCACACAACGACAACTTAGACGAATTATTAAAGAAGAGCTGGAATCCATGTCTGTTGACAAAAGAGACGAGCTCATGGACGCCCTTGAGTCTAAATACGGACTCAGGGTGAGAACCACTGAAGAATTTGACGGTACTCCCGGAGGAGTGTGGCTCGATGCTGAAAGCAATGTTCCTGAGGCTGAGGACGGCTTGCCTCTCTTTGATTACTATATAAACTCGGATCCCTATATATTTGGTGTACACCCTGATTTTGAGGCGTTCGTTATTGACAATTATGGGTTTGCTCCAGAGTGGAACGACCCGGGCACTTTAATGTTGTGGAGCTTGGATTGATGATTACGTTTTGGCAGGCACTTCTCAAGGGTTTGTCACCCTTTCCGGGCAAAAAAGGCAATAAAAAATGACGTGGGATTCAATTTTTGTCGGCTTGTTGTTCATAGGGTGTATTGGTACTGGAATGATTCTGGGTGCATGGATAGCTGCCAGAGGATTCGAAAAGAGCATGATTGACATGATGGAAGATCCCGAAGCATCTTGGAACAAAGAAGAGTAAATTGAAAATCACAAAACGACATCTAAGGAGAATCATCAGAGAAGCCATCATTCTCAATATCGAGAAGGGAGATGTCATTTTGACAGGTAAGTTCAAAAACAAGCGAACAATCGTGAATAAAATAGGAGAAGACGATGATGGTCATCCTACAATCAACGGAAAGTCCATTCTCAAGTTTAAGATAGAGAAGTTTCTACCTGAGGAGGAATGGAGTAAAAAATCTAAAGATGAGGCTGCTAAGTGAAAGTTGAAAAGATATCTCCGATCAATATTCCAGCGGAACATTACAAGTGGGCAGGAATTGATCCCAAACAAAAAGCATCTAAAAAGAACAGCTTGTCAGCGAAAAAGCTGAATAGAATTATCAAGAAAGTCTACAGCAAGAAGTGGGGAATTTACAATTGCAAAGGAGAGTTTGTTCCGTTTGCTGAAAATAAAAGGGGTGTCGGTGAAGATTACTAGATCACAGCTGAGAAAAATTATTGCAGAAAGTGTCAAAGACAAACAAATGCCAGATACACTGCTGAAAGAAGATTTGTCTTCATTGCTGACGCTTGGTCTTACTAAGGCTATTTTTATTTTATTAGCACACTACGGACTTAGACGTTCGAATGAAAAAGCTAGTGCACTTCGAGATATTGCTGATGAAATAGAAGGCACGAAAAGGTAAAAACTATGAAAATCACAGAAAGACAACTAAGAAGAATCATCAAGGAAGAAATCAGTCTGTTGAACGAAGGTGTCGACCCACGTGGTCTCAAGACAATGCTTAAGAAGCTCGGCGTAACCAGATCTTACGGCGGTGTCACAGATGCTTTGTCTACAGCGTTCTACGAATTCGAAGGTGATGCTGCTGACATGAAAGAAGAGGTCGAGATTCACAGCGGTGGATACCGAGATGACAGCGGTCAGGCAATCAACTGGCCTCTTGACGTATATCAACAGATTCACGACCTGTATTCTAAGCAGAAGTCAAGCTACAGAGCCCCGGGGAGATACTAATGAAAATCACAAAAAGACAACTTAGAAGAATCATTATAGAAGCCATGGATGATGAGCCCATCCGTATGATACCTGGTGATTCGTTTGAAGCACAACCTGCCGCGGCAGGAAACAAGTACCTCGGAAGGAGCCAGCAAACTTCGAAGCGGGGCTACAAGACCACGATAACATTGAGCCCCACTGGCGATTCCCTTCTAGTGAGTGGAGGCGAGACAGAGCTTGACTTTGTGCCTAGCGCACTTTACATCGCATCCGGCCAAAGGGTTCCTGGTGCTCTTGGTGACGCTATGATTGACAAGATAGAAAAGCAAATGGCGAGTGGCTATGTTGAGATACCAGTATCATGGTCACCAGACGCAGGGTGGAGATTCTAATGAAAATCACAAAAAGACAACTAAGAAGAATCATCAAAGAAGAGAAGGCTAAGCTTATGGAACAGCCCGACATACCTGATATCATGGGTGCTATAGGTGGAGGTAAATTCCAACCAAGAGAAGAATTCAAGCAGATCGACGTTGAGGATGCGTATGTTAGTGCAATTAGAAAGCTGGGTGCAAGATCAGTTATTAGAGCAATAATCGAAGAGCTGTCTAAAAATGACATTACTGACGATGATCATCGAGAAGTTTTGAGGGTGTTAGATTATGAGAGTTACTAAGAACCATCTAAGAAGAATCATCAAAGAACAAGTAAAATCCTGGAAAGAACGCCAGGCTGAGATGGATGCATGGGAGAAAAAGCTTGTTGCTGCGCTCCCGAAAGACCCTTCAAAAATGAGCAATGCTGACCACAAAAAAGTTGCGCAGGTTTTTATTGACGAGTACGGTTTAGATCAGGCAGATGCTTTTTACGAAGACGACAGGGGCACACTTGCAGACTTAGGGGTTACACCATACCCGGATCTTGAACTTATCAGCTATGCGATCACCGATGCACAAGACACCGAGCGAAAAGCAAACATTTCTAAGTCGCCCAACATAAAAGAACTCAAAGCAATAGATGACGGCCTCGAGGATCGTGAGGTAGCGTACTTGACCTACCAGCCTATTCGCAGGGGTGGCAAGATTGTAGCTTTCCAAATTGAAGATAGTGAAACCCCGTGGGGCACAATGCCTTTAGGTCATTCAACCTTCGTAGTAGACGAAAGGGGCGCAAAAGCGGCCGGAACAACTATCGACAAGGTTATCAAGGTGTTAGAGAAGGGCGGCGCAACTTTGAGAAAGCGCCGCAAGTCAGTCAAGAGAACAACTTCGTACTACGACTAGAGAAAATATTATATGTCATTATTAGCTGTGTTAGCTGGGTGTGTAGTGCTCGGAGTTGTCATTGACTTTGTGTGTTATTGTGCTATTTCAAATTTGATCAAAAAACGCAGAAAATAGCCTACTTGAACACCTTTTCTCTTGCAGTGTCAAATAGTTTAGGCAAGAAAGATTTCTTGAGTCGAAGTAGCCTCTCAAATTTAACTTTGGACCTAGTGTCAATATAGAGGTTGGTGGGTTTTTTTATTTGCCCATCAATTAGTTGTTCACTGAAATCATAAAATTTTGATTTTGTTGCTCTTGGCGGTTTTGCATGAGTACTTGAAGTGACTGTAATACTAAGAAAAAATATAAATAAAGTCGACAGTAAAATTTTGATTTTTGTTTTCATTTCTTCGTCTGTTTTGCCAGTTTTGTGTATTGTTTAGACTAAGTATGATATAATTCTGAAGTACCTACAAGGAGCAAGGACATGTCGAATCGATTTGGATACTGTTGTATTAATCTTGAGCTTCAAAAAAATGAAGGTGTCTTTACAAGTCGTACAATGAGGCAGAAGACATTTAAAGCTAAGGGCTTAGGTTACACCTCAAAACTTGCTCTTGATAACACAGAAGACCTTCTGCGTATCTTAGAGTGGAATTCTGCAAACGGCTTTGAAGTTTTTCGAATTACATCTAATTTATTTCCTTGGGCTAGCGAATATGAGTGGCACCAGCTTCCCAATATTGAGCAAATTAGAGAAAATTTAAGAAAGGTCGGAGACTTTGCTCATAAAACAGGCCAGCGTCTTTCTTTTCATCCGGGACCTTTCAATTGCCTGGCATCTCCCAAAGAGTATGTAGTTTCAAATTGTGTAAAAGATCTAAGCATTCACGGCGATCAGATGGACATGATGGGCATGCCCATGAATCACAATGCCAAGATTAACATTCACATTGGTGCTTCGTATGGTGATAGAGAAAAAGCTTTAGACACATGGTGTCGAAATTTTGAAAAACTTCCTGAAAATGTTCGCAGTCGACTTACTGTCGAAAATGACGACAGGCCAAATTTGTACTCAACTAAAATGCTATACGACTCAGTATACAAACGCCTGGGTGTGCCGATTGTTTTTGATTCGCATCATTTTGAATGCGGGCCCCAGGATACATCTTACGAAGAGGCATTTCTGATGGCTTACGATACATGGCCTGCTGGTATAAGGCCAATGTGTCATCACTCAAACAGCAAGAAAAAGTATGAAGATCCTACGTGTAGGTCTGTAGCAGCACATTCTGATTACTATTATAAACCCTTTAATTCTTGCGGCAAGTCAGTAGATGTTGCCATGGAAGCCAAAGCAAAAGAGAAAGCTGTATTTAAGTACTTGTTCGACTTTGAAAAGAAGAATTTTCAAGCCGCAGCATGATATTTACAATCACAATGCACGGAGGGGACAAATGCCTGCTATTACAGAAGAAAAATTACGTGACTCTGTCAGAAAATATCTTGTAGAAAATAATCTGATAGAGCAAGATGAAGAAGCAACCGATGAGTTGCAAAAAATTATTACAAAGCTTGGGTTGGGAAAAGACGTAAACAAGTCAGTACTTTCAGCTGCTATGAAAGCAGGACCCGGTAGAAATGCAAAGCAAAACAAAGTAATTGCAGATCTTTTTCTTGGCTTGCTAGATCAAGGAGATGAAATTATCAAAGTAATTCCCTTGCTCAAGAAGGCAGCAGCAGAAGTCAGCGGTACTTCTTAGAAATACCCAAGAACCTTCTAAAAGCTATCTATGAAAAAGAGCAATCGCAGAAAATATAAAATGCGTTCGAACCAGCCTTATGACCAGGCAAGTTCCACCTCTCTGTTTTTGGACAGAGAAGGGAATGAAAATGAGTACGACTCTAAGTTTTTGCGTAAAATTTCTGACTATTACAAGAAGATGCATTTAATAGGAGAACAATCTCTTCCGCTCCGCCGCGATGTTTATGGTGGAATTGAAAATGCACTGTTGACGTCTAAGTTTTATCTAGAGGATAATGAATACACAGAGATTCACAGCTCTAAATTTCTAGGCGCCGTCGAGCAAACAGACGCAGCAGAGTCACTTGATGACACGTTAGATTTATTCTTTAAAGAAATAGGGCTTCCCATTGAAGTTAATGTCGTAAGCATCGACCAGACAGGAATTAAAGGTGGGTCTAATAAGCTGCAAAATAATTCAAACCCAAATCGCTTTGTTGTCGGCGCACAAATGGCCCTAGATGGCCGCGACAGAGGCGTTCTTCTTTTATTTGCAGTAACAGCTGATGAAAGCTTTGACAAGAATCTAATTGAACCTGTCAAAATAGCCCAAGATATATCAGCAACTATCCGACATGAGCTTATGCATGATCGACAGTACACATCAATCTCCAGGGACATGGGAGTTTCCCGCGGGGAAGCAAAAAAGAAACTTGAAGATTGGGGCCTTATTCCACTCGAAGGAGCACCCAGAAGAGATTATTTGGGATCACATATTGAAATTGATGCTTTTGGGCATGAGTTTGCTGAGCGGTTGGCACAGACATACGGCATAGATAGCGCTCTAGAAGCAGTAGAATCTCAAGATATTGATAAAATGCAGAAAATAGCGAAGTCCGTAGGGGTCGCTGACAATTTTAAAGAGTATTACGAAGAGTACCCAGAAGAAAAGTTTACAAAAAAGCTCCAGAGAAAAATTAGAAAAAATCTAAAACAGTTCAAGAGAGAGAAGATTTATGAGGCACGAATCGTAGAAAATGTTTTAGAAAGAATGACCAATCATAATGCCAGACATGATGATATTTAGTGTTGAGTGTGCCCAAAGGAGTGTATATGAGAATTACAAAGAGACAGCTTAGAAGAATCATTCGCGAAGCTGCTACAGCTTCTCATGAAGAAGTTGTAAGATATCTAACAGATAGAGCAGCTTCTTATCATTCTGATCCCGCTCTGGCCTCCATGGGCGACGCCGGCGCGATTAAAAATCTACTGTACGATGACTTTATGGATGACCTAGGCCATTTTGCTGTCGTTCAAGACTACGAAGGCCTAATTGATGATCTAGCTCATACAGCGCCGCTGCTTAAAGAAGATGATCTCGAGGAGTACTGGACGCCCGGTATAGACACTTCAGGTCGGGTAGACACCAGCAGGGCAGACAAAAAGCCTACCGGCGAGGAAATGGGTTGCAAAGATCGAAGAACAGGAAAGACTGTTGAGCCATACTGGCAACAAAGGATGGCTAAGTGGGTATGTCCATGATGAAACTTGATCTTAAGATGTTGGTCCTTCTCGGTGGGTTGGCAGTCACTTTCGGTGGCTTCTACTACGGAACTGAGTACAGGCTCAACGCTCTTGAGCAGCAAGTTGAATCCGTGGAGAAGAGAAATAAGGGACTTGAGATTAGGATCCAGAAACTTTTGAAACGTGTCAAGAGGCTAGAAAAATGAAAATTACCAAACGACAACTGCGAAGAATCATCAAAGAAGAGAAGGCCAGCCTCCTTAGTGAGATGACGCTCGGCGAGAGAGGACGAGGGCTTATAGACAACAACATGGCTGAAAGATCTAAAACATTAATGACGCATCTATACACAAACGCTGTTAATGACTTCATAGCTGAAGAAGGTCTTATGGAAGAAGAGGCTGAAGAAATGGCTGTAGCCGCTGTTACTGAAGTTTTTGGTGAATTCTTGGACAGTATAGGGTATCGATACATGTTAGCTGATTTGGACTAGGGACATCTAAAATGAAAATTTCAAAAAGTCGTCTTAGAAGAATCATCAAAGAAGAGAGGTCCAGGTTGCTTTCTGAAGTAACACCTGCCGAGCGTGATGAAGCTAGGCGGCTAGCCAGGCTGGACACCGAGGGTTTTTTTGGTGGGCACGACCCGGCGGAGGCGCTTCCGCACCTAAAGAAAGCGCTTTCTATTTTAGCGAGAAACACAGGCAATAAGGAATCTATGAACGCAGTGATAGCAGCGATCGAAGCCTTAGAGCATCCGGAATATACAGAATGAAAATCACGAAGCGACAACTTAGGGGCATTATATCTGAGATCGTTAAGGGCTACACCGGCCATGGAGCAGCATCGGTAGGCGGTCACAAACTAGGTGCGTCTCCTTCTTCACGCCAAGCCACTTCAGAACAACAATGGATGGATTGGGCTGAACACAATCATCTACATGGTGAGTATGAACCCAGTGGCGAACTAATTTTCTTTACAAACGATCCGGATATCGCTGCGGAAGCTGAGCGCATGATGGGCGCCGAAATCCACAAAGCGGGCATGGGCGCCCTTATAATCTACACGGGCGTCATCAACCCAAATCACAAGGACAGATCATGAAAGTCACAAAGAGACAGCTTAGAAGAATCATCAAAGAAGAACTTCTCCGCGAAGCACCGATGTTACGCGCACCTGGCAAGATAAAGCAGACATACTTTCCAGATACCGATGCTAGGTTGAGCAGCGTAGAAGATGATGGCGAATTCAGTGAGTCAGCCATTGATGAGATGCAATATGCGATTGAGATGTTCCTTGATGATGGGTACGAGGCCGATGCTAGAGATTTAGAGGCGGTTTTCAGTGCAGCACTTCATGACATGTCTGCTGTGGGCAAGCCAAGTCGCAAACTAATAGACAAATATCAACGTCTAGACACACTGGTTCGTGAACAGATTCCCTATGAGATAGGTGCCTGGATAAGAGGTGAAAATGAAGATTACTAAGAAGCAGCTAAGAAGAATCATTAGAGAAGAGAAAGCCAGGCTCGAGGAGTATGGTGGACGACCTTACGACCCAACTGTTCCTGGAGACTACGAGCGATATCGTGATAACCCAACCGGCGACGCGCCTATAGGGGGAGTTCAGGACGACGGTGGGTTTGATCCCGTCGATGACTATGTAGCGTGGGCAGAAGAGAACGGACACATAACGCCATCAGCTTCCTCCGTTGTGGCATCTTATATCGTAGAGGACCCAAAGCGAGAAGCATACAAGGTTATGATAGCTGACGCATTTGGTCTGAGGGTTTCAGATATTAGCCATGAAATCAAAGTGCAACAAGCAGAAAGAGCTGTTATGATGGGAGAATCAAAAATAAAGATTACCAAGAAGCAGCTAAGAAGAATCATCAAAGAAGAAAAGTCAAGGCTACTTGAATCTATAGTGCCCTTTGAGTCGCTGGCAACGCGTAAATTTGCCATGGCAATTATGGGTAATGCACTCAAAGAGTATGGATCTTATTATGGTGATAATCCCAAGAGAGGCTTGACCAAAAACCAACAAGCCTGGTTTGATGTGGGCTATGAGGCTGGCAGCCATGGAGGCGCTGGCTATGATACAATGCCAGAGGACGAAAATTACGAGTGGTGGTCTATGGGCTTCAATCATGCGAAATCCGAGGGAGGAAGCTGGTAGTGAAAGTAACAAAAAGACAACTAAGACGAATCATCAGAGAAGAGAAGGCACGTTTCCTCAACGAAATCAACTGGGAGCGCTTAGCTGACGAGATGGATGTAGACCCTCAGATCAGAAAGGTCGGGGATCTTCGAAAAATAATTAAGACGCTACAGAGCGAAAAAAGAGCGAAGTTGGGTATCGAAGGGTTAAAGGATCTCGGAATAGGGGCTTTGGCTGATATCGTTCCAGGCGCTGGCACTGCTTTGTCTCTAGCACAGACGTTAAAGAGTATGTATTCTGCTCCTGATGATAAGAAGACTGATACGATGCTTGACAAACTAAACGTCGATGACGAAGTCGCTGCTATTGTGGATGACACGGTCGAGGATAACTTTCTTAACGTCGCTCTCGATTCTCTAGAAGGATTGTCAGATGAGGATGACATTCCAGACATTAATGAAAAGCTAGCTAGCTGGTTAAAGTCAAAGTATGATGCCAGAACAGTCGACGGATTTCAAGAAGGCAAAAGAGTAAAAGTTTCCAAGAAGCAACTAAGACGAGTGATCCGTGAAGCTTTGCTCGCCGAAAGCCGTCCGGGACACAAAGATCCTGAAAGTGGAAATTGGCAGTATCCGGGAGACGATGGATACGACCCACGCAAAGACAAAACTCTGCGTGATTGGGGCAATGACGAATACTCTATTGCTATAGATGCTCATCGTCCGAAACTATTCGGAAACGGTGAAGTAGATCCTAGCTGGGTACACCCAGCTGACCGCGGAGGAAGATATTAAGATGAAAATTACAAAGAAACAACTTGCAAGACTGATTAGAGAAGAGGCAGAAAAGTCTGTGCCTTTCGGTTCAGGGCTCGAGCCTGTTAAAGATTTAGATAGTGATGAAAAGGACATCATTGGTCATACGTGACTGACTCACGTTAAGCGGAAGGATTCCGCTCTAGAAGAGATTGGTAAGGTAATGTGGCACTCGTTGGACAAAAACGGAAAGATTGAGGTGTACGATATCAAGTGGTCAGATGGGTCAGTTGAGACAAACATCCCAGTGGGTCTACTTGAATCCGTCCGAGAAGGAGAACACCCAATCACAGCAGGTCACGGCGTTCAAGACAAGAAAACACCTGTAAACGAAAGAAAATACAAAGGAAGTACAATGAAAATTACAAAACGTCAACTTAGGCGAATCATTAGAGAAGAGAAAGAAAATCTTGCAGAGCAGGATGAAGCTGCTGGCCTTGGAAGAAATGGGCATCACTGGCCTAGGGTTGACTGGTCTGATGTGGGTGAACTAGTTGACAAGTGGCACGATGCAGAAGTCAAAGCTTTTGACAAGGGCGATCCCTCCATGATGGCCATGGGCGAGACAGCCGCTGAGGCAAAGTCTGTATGGAAAGCACAGGTCGATGATGCAGCTATTGATTTAGAGAATGAGTTGACTCGTCGAGTTCGACAACTAGCTTACAAAACCATGGAAGAGTTTACTGACAAGCTTATAAATGGAGACTACACGTGATAAAAAAGGCAAAAAATACTGTACTTATATTCTTGGGAGTGCTTCTCATGTTTGCTGCAAGCTGTTCAGGATGCGGCGGAGCCACTAAAGTTATCAAGAAGCAACAACATGACCATGTTTCTGCACAAAACTTAGCAGAGAAGTGTAGCGAGCCTGAAGAGTTTTACACAGTACCACCTTTTAGATTTCCAATTCCGGCACAAGTAATGCGGCACAAAAACTGCATGAATGTCCCTGATTTGCTTGTCGTTATTTGGCCCGGAGACGCCTCTGAAAAAAACTTAACAGCAGCACGTCTGCTTATGTTAATGTATGTTGAATATCAAAGCTCTGATGGTTTTGAAATAGAGGGCTCTCTTTTAAAGACAGACAAAACAAGCTCTGATGGCATCAATCTCAGTATGTCATTTTATGAATTGAAAAAAGTTGTTAAAGAGCTCCCAAATGAAAATAACTAAAAGCTAAAAAGAAGAAGTAATGCAAATTTCAGAAACACAGCTTCGAATTTTAATTCGGGAGACCCTGGAAGAAGTGGAGAACACCTGTTGGGCTGGCTATAGTCCGGGAGCACAGTCTGGAAAGAAAACCAAAAAAGGCAAAGGCGGAAAGAGGGTCCCTAACTGCGAAAAGATTAACGAGGATGATAAAGAAACGCTAGAAGAAGCAATCCTTTATCACCTAGATGCAGGTGTGGGCGTGGATCAAAACATATTTCGTCCTGGATCTACAAAGTTCTTTGCTCTGTTTAGAGAGGCACGCCAACGTTTTTATGAGGGGACATATGATCCGAAATCTTTAGAAGAGTACGAACTTCTCGAAGATTTAGACATCGGTGAGTTTGCAATATACGAAGGCCAACTTGTCCCTTTAGACTATCCAATCATGGAAGGAAACGAAGAGCACATAAACGAAGCAGAGTACAAAGGTAAGAAGGTTGAGCTCAACAAGCCAAAGCGCGGAGGCGAGGGCGGCAAAGCGTATGTCTATGTAAATTCCGGAAAAAAGAACAAGGACGGCACCATAAGAGTGAAAAAAGTCCCATTCGGTTCTTCAATGCCTGATGCCATGGGCGATAGCCCTGCACACAAAAAGCGCAGGAAAAGCTTTGGTGATCGTCACAACTGTTCTGATAAAAAAGATAAAACAAAACCAGGGTACTGGTCATGTCGCGCTACAAAGTTTTTTGGAAGAGATATTGCAGGGTGGTGGTAGTGAAGCATCCTTTTCAACAAAAAAAAGAAAGAGGTCTTCTAGTGAGAGAGTTTAGTGCCGATGTCGACTCTGACGAGTTGGTCTGGCATAGGGACCGATCGGACCGAAATGTTAAAGTCTGCCATGGAGATGGTTGGCAGCTGCAGCTAGAAAACAACATTCCGCGGAGAATGATTCCTGGCGAAACTTACTTTATTCCAAAAAATACTTATCACAGAATCATAAAGGGCCAGAAAAACTTAGTTGTCGAAATAGAGGAAATATCTAAAGTGAAAATTACAAGAAAGCAGCTTAGAAGAATTATTAGGGAGTCTTTGAAAGAGCAGGTTGTTGGATACACTCCACCAGAAAAAAAAGATGACACCGACGACGAAAGCGGTTACGAGACAGTGGGAACCATGGGCCTAGATGTCGATATGGGTGATTCTACACCAGCGACACAGCAAGCGACTGCCCAAAATGTCAAGTCCTTGTCAGCACAACGTCAAAAAGCTCTTGATAAGGGAGATGTTGAAGGGGCAGAAGAGTCCGGAGAACAATTATCAACTGCAAGGGAGATGAGAGGATGAAGATAACCAGGAAGCAGATCCGAGACCTCATAAGGGAACAGATCGACAAAGAGCAAACGATCAGAGGCAGCAAGGTAAATTATGCTCTCAAAGCAGACATTCAAGCCAAAGTAAGCGATCTTAAAAAAAGACTTGCCGGAAAATATTACGCCGATACGCATGAAATTTGGTCGTCAAAGCCGGGCGAGTCTCCCGAAGAGACAGTTGAAAGATTTCAACAGTGGTCTGGCGGAAGTTTTCCGGGCGGTGTTACAATTTATCAAGATCCGGATACTGGCGAAGTATTTGGGCATGCTAAGTACAACACGTTTTAGACAGTTTACCAACAGCGTGCTTTTTTTACATTAATGACTATGAGTGACAATAGAAAAAAGATTGAAGATCTTAGAGAAGAAAGTCAATCAAATGACCCTGCTAGAATAGAAAAAGCACTGGTCATGGCACTAGATCTTCTTGAAGAAATTGAAGATGAAAGAGAGTCTGTTTGGTGTATGCTTGATGAAATGAAAGCATCAGACATGAAAAATCATCTAGATTTACAAAAAACAACAATCGATAACGCAGTTGATAGAGTTAAACTCTTGATGATGACAAAAGTTGGGAAAGCATGAAACAGGTTCGTGTAGGGGACAGAGTAAGGGCATTTTTAGATGCTAACATTGTTGGAGAAGTTGTTGAAATATTTCATAAGCCTTCTACGACGATGCTAATGGTCGGTGGCGTGCCTCCTTTTGAAGCATACGCAAAAATAAAGCTTGATAATGAAAGCTTTGCTATCGTCAAAACAACTGAGCTTTCTGTTCACAATGTCTAATGTGGTATCTTTACGTCGTAAAGTGTAGCGATAATTCTCTGTATTGTGGGATTACAAAAAATGTCCAAGCCAGAGTAGAGGTCCACAACAAGGGAAAGGGTTCTAAGTACACACGCTCTCGTCTACCAGTTGTCCTCGATGATTTTTGTAAAGTCTCAGTATTCAAATCTGACGCTCTCAAAGTAGAGTATGCTTTTAAGCGCCTCCGCAAAAAGCAGAAAATTGAAATACTCAATAGCGGCCTTGCAAATTTTAGTAAGGAATATTTGCGTGAATGATCAAGATAGCTGTGTAGACAATAGCACACACCCAAAGTGCATAATAAGCAAGCTTTTGATTCTTGCTAAGAAAAAGCAGGGCTAGACCTAGCGTTACTAGTAAAAGCTTTACTAGAAAGAAATAGGCTGCATTGGCTTCGAGAAGAAATGCCATCAGCGGGTTTAGTTCGCTTGCTTTCCCATCGCTAACAGCAGTGTACGTAAGAATCGCATCTACTAAGTTTGCAATTACTATATAAAGTATTAGTGTGAGATTTTTGGCTCTTTGGACCACACATCTAAGTATTTCTCCAAAACAGCTGCACTGCAATAATAATAAAAGACAGCGATATGCAGATCATCGTTTTTGTATTGAAGGGTGATTCGTCTAGCATAACCCAAGTTAAAATTGGAAAAGTAATATATGACATCCCGAACGCAAAAAGCCTTACAGACCAAGCGCTGCTAAATGCTTCATAAGCAATTTTAGTTCCGTAAAAAGCTAGCAAAGATATGGGAATTGCTAAAACTACAGCAAACATAAGAGCGCTATTTTTGTCAACACCTTTGACTAGCTGCCAGTTTGTACTGTACCATATAATGGTGTGCATAATAGCAAAGATTGCTATCAAAAAAAATAGTTGCAATTTTTTCTCCGGATGAAAAATCGATCCAAATTGATTATATTAGTTTTGAACCTAATGTTACTTAGTTATATGGAAGGTGATTTGCTTAATACGAAGCAATCAGTTGAGGTCTTGAGCACTGGGTACGAACCAATGTATACAACAACATGGCAAGATGCTATAAAAGATGTACATACTGGTCGTTTTGAAGTGATCGAAAATCATCCCAAACTGGTAATTGGGACAGTGAGTGGATTTTTGCCAATGCCATCCATTGTTAGATTTCGAAAAGGAGTTTTTTTAGGGGCAATAAAAGTTCCTCCAAAAACCAGAAAGCCAAATCGTAAAAATATTTTTGAGCGTGACAACGGAATATGCCAGTATTGCTGCAAGCCTGTGTCATTTGCAAAATCAACTGTAGATCATGTTTTACCAAAGTCTAGGGGTGGAAGAGATACGTGGACAAATCTTGTTCTATGTTGTTCACCATGTAACACCAGGAAAGGTAGCAAAACACCCAAAGAAGCGAACATGTCTTTGCTAAGAGCACCAAAAGAGATCCGCTAGATAATTAGTTCTCATGGAGGTGGTCAAATGAATACAACTTTGGATTCATACGACAGACTGGTAGTACTTGGTAGACGACTTTTTGGTGCTAAAGTTGCTTTCAAAAATGAGAGCAAATTGATGAAATTGTTGTCAGTGCTGTTGTTTTTTAACAAGGGCTTTATGACAAGCTACACTACTGTTGTAGGTAACACCGTATACTTTCCTTCGAGAGAGTGGCTCAAGACAAATCGCGATACAGCAGCAAGGACATTGTGTCATGAGCTAGTACACATCAGCGATGAGAAAAATGTAGGTTCAATAGCGTTTAGGCTGAGTTATTTGTTTCCACAATGGCTTTCTTTGTTCGCGCTAACAGCGCTTATTGTGGGGCCTTGGGCTCTTCTTTTTCTTTTATTTCTTGCTCCTTTGCCAGCACCGTTTCGGACTTTTTGGGAGATTAGAGGATATGCAATGACTGATGCTGTATTATTTTCACAATACAGACAGTTTTCTGATCTTGAATTTTTAGAAAAGCAATTTACAGGATCAAGCTATTATTTTATGTGGCCCTTTACAAAAAGTTTGCACGAAGAGATTGAAAACAATAGAAATCTTATAAAACGAGGCAGGCTTGACAAAAAAATTAAAGACAGCCGCAAAATTTTATCAGCTTATGCTGGAAAATCTGACTAGAGGTTCTATAGTTATAGACAAGGAGTAAAAATGAGCGTCTTTGGTAGCGTTTTGATAGGGGTATTTGTCTTAGGCACTTCTCTTATTTTGACCTCCATGCTTTGTACTTCCTTGTTTTTTAAGCTGCTAAATAAAATTATTGATGCGTCTGAGGGCGGCTACGACGCAGAGTGGTAATATTTTCTAGTTCAACTTCACGGGGCAAGGTGGATTTTGTATGGTCGATCAAAATCTGAAGAATTCGCAAATGCGTGTGTGCACCTTCCTGTAGTAGTATATTCGTTGTCTAAAATTTTAGAAGGCAATTCAAATTTTGTCTTTTTTGCAATTTCTTCTCTGACATTTTTATTCTCAGCTATTTACCACCTCTTCCCTGAAAGTTCAGGGAAGAGAATTGCCAGAAGATGGGATGTTGCATCGATTTTTTGGTTAATACCAGCTTCTGTTTTTCATCTCTTACCAGTACATCTTGGTGTTTCTTTTCTTGTGCTAACAGCAACAATGTCTTTTCCTGTCATTAAATCTGAGACTGCTACTATTTTTACAGACGTAACTTTGATTACAATTGCAGTTGCATGCACTGCGATAGGGTGTCTTTTTAGCAGTCAGTGGGAGATTGTTGCTATTGGAACGTTGATTTACGCAGCCGGGCTGCCGTTCTATTTTGCTAGCTATACAAATTGGCTACATTTTGTATGGCATATTTTTGTTATTTGTGGGTGGTGTACACATGCAAGCTTATACATTACATGAGAAAGGTTTTCAAAAGGGAGATCTTGTTACACACAATAGAATAGGGACACTAGGGATAATTGTTGAGATATTTAGTTTAGACGATAAAAAATTTGCAAAAGTAATCTATCAGTCTGGAATTACTAGAAACGAAAATATAAATGATCTATTACCAACTAAAGAGGCTCTAAAAGATGAAACTAGGTGATTGTTACGAGGCAGCCGCGAATTTTGTTATGGACAGGTGCCTGTTTGGGCCCTGTCACTACACAATAGTTCACGCTGAGGTTGCTGGGCAAGGCCCACTTGAGGGTGTAAACTTTGGTCACGCCTATGTTATTGATACGCGCAGCAATCTTGTGATTGATAGATCAAATGGGCGAAATGTCACGATGCCAAGAGATGCCTACGAAGACCTGGGGAAAATCAACGAGATTGGTAATTTTCGAGAATATGAATGGAAAGAAGTCCGTCGAAAAATGGTCGAATACGAACATTACGGTCCATGGGATCTAGAGACGAGTACAGGACTATAAAATGCAAAAAGAGCCACAAATCTTCACCAGCCTGCAGCGTCAAGATGTACCAATAAATCGTAGTGTGCTGGAAGATCTTGAAGGCCAGGTGATGCAGGAAACAGTTTTAAGACCATTGATTAGAGAGCTTCTCGCCGAATCTATTGTATTTCGGGAACTAGATTCTCCTCTGGCATACTGGGGTAGTAAAAATCGCAAACGCTTGGCATACTGTGAAACCGATGTGACAGAGTTACCTGATTATGAAGATGCATATTTTACCGGCTATCAAGAAATGGAGAGGTACGGAAAATCCGGCCGAAGGTTGAAAAAACCGAGAAAAGGTCAGTATCATCCAGGCGTGTCAGATCCATGCATCATAGGATTTTTGGATTACCACCAAGAAGGCGAGGCAGCCGACGGCAACCCGAGGTGGCATATAGACTATTTGAATGTACGTCAAGATCACCGAGGTGAACAAATTGCCAGTAAATTAGTCGATGAGTTTTTTCAAAGATATGTCGATCCGGATGGAGGTTATGTGCACTTTGGTAAGATGATGCAGCCTCAAATTGGTCACCTTAAAGACAAAATGGCTAAGAAATATCCAGATGCTAACATCAGCGGCGCCGTGTATTATTGATATGTTGAACACCGAGCAAATCGAAATACATGGTTATCCATTTACTGTTGAGATAGCAGAAACTCCTAAAGAAAGAGCTGTGGGACTTAGTGGGCGAAAGTATATGCCAGACGGAACTGGAATGCTTTTCAAGATGCCCGGAGGGCCTGCAAGATTTCATATGCGGAACACACATATTCCGCTTGATATCCTCTACCTCGACGCCGGTGGAGTCATACTTAAAAAGGATCGGATGCATCCACACACGGGACACAGTCAATGTGACAATGACGTCCATAGTGTGCTGGAGCTCCCATTAGGTACGTGTGATGAACTGGCGCTCGAGGTGGGCGATGTACTTGACACCGACAGTGACAACGTGCTAAGGAAGGCTGTTTATGAAATGTTGACAGTCGCATGTCAGTAGAGCTGGAGGTAGCGAAGCATTAAGATATTTAATCTAGATTGAGGGTGCTCGCTTATGTCGAAAAACAAAACACCAAAATTTCCTGATGTCGTTTCAAATACTGTGGCAGTTAATGCGACTACAGTGCTGGCCCAACCTGGAAATAATCCCCCACCTGCTGCAATAGTTGGTACAGCAGTACAAGGGCCTGCTTTTGTTCCTTTTGATATCGCGTCTATTGGTGATTTTGAAAAGGTTTTCGGGTCAACAGCGGAAGCTCTTACTAATGATCACTATGGCATGCTGGCAGCTGATAGATATTTCAAGAACAACGGAACATCTGTTGTCTATTTTCGAACTTTGGGCGCCGGAGACTGTAAAAGCCGTCTAGAGTCAGGAGAAAATCAGGGCAGAGTAAATAATGCAGGTTTTGTGGCCGGCCAAGAGTTGATAAATACAGCTACTAACCTTGTCGGAACCAATCCATACGCAGGATCGTTAGGGCCACCCGGAAGAGCATATTTTTTAGCCGCAATGATGTCAGAATCTAATGGATCAACATTTTTTAGCGATGCAGGGCTCCAGACAGTCGGAGAAAATAAATCTGTTCCTATTGTAAGAGGAGTATTATTTTCACCTTCTGGGGTCAATTTGTCTCTAAATCTTCATCTGTCTAATTACAACGAGCCGTCAGAGACCTCATTTGGAGAGTACGGTGTTGCTGCGGACGGTTCAGCTCTAGACGGTGGTAGCGGTGTTGGGTCTGTTTACGGTTTGAAACAGCAAACATCAACATTTGTTTTGGTCTTGAATGGCCATACATCAACAACAGAGAACCCAAGTGCTATAACGGCATCCTTTTCTATGCAAGGGTCTTATAACGACCTTGCTGTTTCCGGTCTTTCTGATGCTTCACTTCCTAATGGAAAAAGCGAAGCAGACAGTATGTATTTTCCCAACGTTTTCAATAGAGATCCTTACAAAATTCAAGAAGCTGGTCACTATCTTTACACATACTATGACATACCGGATACGTTTGCTGTGGTCACGGGATCGGGTGTTATTACAGATACCTTAGCGCTAGGCAGCTCAACATGGGACGGCACTGAGCCCATAGGGCTGTTACTTACTTCTTCTCTATCTAGAAATGCAGGAAGTGCAACTAATACTGCAGAAAATACCATCGGTGTGCCAAATTTTGAAAATTTTGAAGATAGATTTTCTGGAGCTTTTTCACCCTTTGTAATGTCACAAAAAATAGGGTCACGAAGATTTGACTTGTTCAGGCTCAGATCCTTTTCTGATGGTGAAGGATCAAGAAATTATAAATTTATTGTTTCTAATATAGTTCCTGGGTCACAAACCGAGGACGGATATGCGTCTTTTGACATAGAAGTTTACTCGAGCACTGATCCGCTATACACACAGACAGCACTGCATACGTTTGCAAATTGTAGTCTAAATCCAAGCTCTTTGAATTTTATCTCTAATGTTGTAGGAGATAGACATTCTTTTTATGACTTTGATGCAGATGTGCGCGGAAGAAAAACTGTTGTAGTAGGAAATTCTTTGCTGCAGACACAGCTGGTTAGGGTTGAAGTTTCTAAAGATGTCCTTAATGATAGAGTTCCGAAAGATGCAGTTCCTTCCGGATTCAGAGGAATTCATCATCTGGTGACTTCTGGAAGCAGCACAAGCATTCTGACCGGGAGTTTTGGTAGGCAGGCATCTCTAGGTGTGACAAATGCAGCAACTTACGAAGGGCTGATGCCGAGCGTAGATGACCTTCGTCGCACTGTTCAACCTCCGCTACCTATGAGAAATCGTCTTTCTACAGGCGCTCCGGGAGTAAGTTCTCTATCTTTAACAAATTCTGACAATATTCCGTGGGGCACCAGATATGAAAGGATAGGCACACCCAGCGCAGGCCCGGTCCTTACACAACAAAGCGACCACACATCTTTGAATTTGCTTGAATTTTTTCCTAGTTTTCATACAACCTTTCAGAATCCATGGGTCGGTGACAATCATGGGACTGCAGATGTGGGTGGGACTGTTTTAGACGCTGACCGCTACAACAACAATATGTTTACGCTTGAGAGGATTGCTGTAATAACAGGATCGAGCAACCCAATTCCAAAAGACCCAAATGCTCTTCTTCCAGACTATGCTGAGTGGCCTGCTGCTGTCTACATAAGAAATGGAAAACTGCCAAGCTCTCTCTATAGAACAAACCCACCTGACACAACAGACAAAGTTCGGTTTATTGATCCAGCTGAGGATCTCAAAGACGATTTGTGTAGAAAGTTTTTGAAATTTTGTGTGCCTATGTTGGGTGGGTTTGACGGTTTAAATTTGTTCGATGAAGAAGGCAAAAAAATGTCAGACACCTCTATCTATAGAGAGAGATACGATACAAATATTTCCGGAAAATCAGCTTCTTCTACAGCAGCGTATAATGCAGCAATCAATATTTTGAAGGAAAAATCTGAAGCTGATATGTCTGTGTTTGCAGTTCCGGGAATTAGGCATAGAGCAGTCATAGACACAGCCCTCGAAGCAGCTCAAAGTAAATTTGACTGTTTGTTTATTTCTGACATTGAACAATATGATTCAGGTATTGAATATGTGACCACAGGCTCGAGCGACTCTGTTGACTTAAGTCAAACTGTCACAAAGTTTGTCAATAGAACTGTTGATAATTCATTTGGGGCTGCCTATTTCCCAGATGTAAAAATAGGTTTTGATCTCACGACGCCAGTGATAAAATCAGTTCCTCCCACAGTGGCAGCCCTCGGTGTTATTGCTAGATCTGACGATCTAGCTAGCCCTCACGCAGCTCCCATGGGATATACACGAGGTCGTGTGTTGGGAGGAAACTCTGCAGACATTACTTTTTCCAACAGCGATAAGCAGTTTTTGATCGATGCTAATATTAATCCAATTATTGATGACATGACAAACGTAGAAGGGTTGGCGGGCGAAGATGAAAATCTAAGCGGAGTTTGTGTAATTTCGCAGTCAACAATGCTAGATCAAGAAAGCTCTCTTGGCAGAGTCAACATAAGAAGGCTTCTAATAACAGTTAGACGAAATGTGAGAAACATTGCTAGAGGGATTCTTTTTGCAAAAAACAACTCAGCGGTCATAGAAGTATTTAGGCGTAGAGTTCATCAATATCTGTCCGGACTAAAAGGATCGGGTCACATTGATTCATTTGAAATATCAATTCTCCCTACGTATCGACCTCCTACTACGACAAACATACAGACAAACGTAGATCGATTCAAGCCTTTTGGCGGTTTATTGAACAGGTCTCAAGACCAAGAAACAGAGGCAAAAACAATAAGGGGCGCTGTAATGATAAGGCCTGTAGCGTCTGATGAAATGATAAAAATTGATGTAGACGAGTCTATTTAGAACAAACAACGGAGAGAATAATGAAAGCTTTTTTAGATAAGCATGTAGAAAGATTTATAAGTCGAAAATTTTTGGCGTGGGGCACAGCAACAAGCTTGGCACTGTACGGCGTAGTCACCAGTGAAGACTGGGTTGCTGTCACATTAGTGTACATTGGTTCACAGGCACTAGTCGACTTAGCAGTTGCATGGAAATCCGGGCAGTTTTTAGGAAAATAACAGCTCGTGTACTAAATGACGCCTTGTGTTATAATAAGGTCACAGGGAGGATTTTATGATACAGAGTGCAGGAGTAGTTGTCATTGATTGGGCAGGAAACGTCCCCAGAGCATTGTGTGTTCGTGCGTATAGTAACTGGGATTTTCCAAAGGGAAAGCTCGATTCGGGAGAGACACTTGTTGATGCTGCCGCGCGAGAACTAAGAGAAGAAACAACTCTATCAGTGGGATCAGATGTGTCACTAGTAGGCGTAAAAGCACCCTCAGTCACATATGGCGCCGGCGCCAAACAAAAAACTGCCACATATTATCTTGCTGACAGAATATCCAGGAAAGACCCGTTTTTACCTGTAAGTCCTGAGCTTGGCAAGCCTGAAAATGACGAGTATAGATGGGTCGAAGTAAACCAGCTCGACGATATTATGCCGCCGCGGCTGGCACCTGTTGTTTCTTATGTCGTTGGCTGGACAGAAAAACATGTGGGAGAAGTTAGTGATGAACGCTAATAGAAAGATCGATCTCTATGATGATGGAATTGGATTTGTGGAGCTTGTTGATTACCTTGGGAGCGATCTTTCCGTGGTCAATAGTGCTCGTGTTTCTTTTGGTAGTCACAAAGAAAGCATTGACAAAAAAGACGAAAAATTAATCAAATACCTCGTCGATCACAAGCATACTAGCACACTGGAACACTGCATTGTAACTTTTCGCATAAAGGTTCCTCTTTTTGTAAGGTCACAGCATCACAGACATCGAACATGGTCTTATAACGAAATTAGTAGAAGATATACTTCTGTTGATCTAGAGTTTTATGAGCCCACGTCATTCAGAACTCAGCATAAGTCGAATCGCCAAGCCAGCAATTCGAGTGAAAACATCAATCCGCTAATAGACGTAAAAAGCGCATCAGGCGGAAATCAAGCTGACTATCTTGTCAAGCGCCACCACGCTTCGTGTGTTCGACTTTACAACAAGCTTCTGGATGGAGGTGTGTGTCGTGAACAAGCTAGAGGCGTGTTGCCGCAAAATATGTACACTGAATATTATGCATCTGCAAACTTAAACAATATTTTGAAGTTCATTGATCTTAGAGTTCACTCTGGTGCGCAGTGGGAAATACAAAAAGTAGCGCTGGCAATCCTAAAAATAGTGTCAGAAATTTATCCAATAACTGTAAGATCTTACAAAGATACAAGAGAGGAGAAGTAAAAATGAGAGCACTTGTTGCGGCATCGCAACACTGGCTTGATGCAGAGACTGTGAGGCAACATCTCGTTGAGTTGCCGATTTCGTCAACTATTGTAGTTAGCAATCGCCGCGGCGGAGACAAAATAGTTGCAAAAATAGCAGAAGAAGAAATGGCTCTAAGGGTTGAAATTGTTGAAGTAGATGACAATTCTTTTAGGCAAAAATTTACACAAATCATTTCCGACGAGGATATTGATTCTGCGTACTTTTTCTGTTTGACAACAGCCGACTCAGAGCATGTTCTGTCTAGAATGTCTAGGGCATCTAGAATTCCCACGTCTGTAATAGTCAAAGATTTCACTAGATAAAAATTGGAGGGTTTGTAATGTCAAGTGTTAATCATCCGACACATTACAATACTGGTAGAATTGAAGTGATCGATGTAATTGATGATTGGTCGCTAGGCTTTTATGAGGGGAACATTGTAAAGTATGTCGCTCGAAGCAATTACAAAGGGTGCCGATTACAAGATTTGGAAAAAGCTTCGTGGTATCTAAGACGATTAATTGAAATTGAAAAAGCAAAAAACGAGGCAGGATAAATGTTCAAGAAGATGACCCCTATTTGGTACGCACACAGAATAAAGTCAGGAGACGATGTGTATATCAAGACTATGCCCACAATTTGCGATAAGATTGAGAAGTGCCTTCCACACCCAGAAGGTTCAATTTTGTGCAAAGGATCTATACTGTCTGTAGGCATAGACTCCGAATGGGACTCGTTGGTAAAAGTTCGATTTAGAGATCCGATTTTGAATAGCGACACAGATATAATAATTTCTGAAGATGAAAAAGAGTATCGCGACTGTTTTTACGTTGAGCGATAAAAAAACAATTTAGGGGTGTAAATTCACTAGATTGTGATTATATTAAGAAGGTGGGGCGATTGCTGTGTAGGATCGACCCACATTGTTACAACTTGCTTTATAAAAGGAGAAAAATCATGAGTAACACACTTTCCGTAATTCGTCGTAAACCAGTCAACGTTGCTGCTTACAATCGCTTGCCAAGCCTTCTTGGGGGCAATATTTTTGACGACTTTTTCAACGATTTCTTTCAAGATGTAGGCGCGCTTCAGCGTAAGACTGTTTCAGGTTATCCTGTTGCCGATATCTTTACTGACAAAGACGGCTCGACCGTGATGGAATTTGCCCTTGCAGGCTTCAGTAAGGATGATCTAAAAGTTGACGTGCAACCAGAAAAGCATTCGATCACAGTGTCTTCTAATGTTGAAAGCACTGAGGACAATAATCGTCGAATCGCTCGCAGAGCGTTTACCAAAACTTATGTAAACTACGACAACAACCTCGATCTATCAGCTTCTTCAGCTGCCTTTGAGAACGGGTTGCTCACAATTACAGTTCCTCGCAAAGTCGAGACACAACCGGTGAATATTGAGATCTTGTAGTTTCCTAATCGTTCTTTCTTGCGGCGCGTGGGCTTTTACCCACGCGCCGTTTTTGTTTTGTGCTATACTTATAAGATGAAAAATTCTGGAGCGATGAAAATTTTATGAAAATGAATAGAGTCCTTAGAAAGGATGATCCTGAAGCTTATGAAAGTTTTTTTGAGAGAATCTTAGATTACAACAACACAGAGCACGGCCAAAAAGAAGATGCTTTGTTAAAGTGGTCGACAATTTTAGAAGCTGCCGAGCATTTGGAGATAGAAGACGGAGTTGTGCTTGATGCGGGTTGCGGGCCGGGACATTTGTCACTATTTTTTATCGAAAAGGGAATGCATGCAATTCTGATCGACATGAATCAACTGCCATCTTTGTGCATGGAAAGAGAAGAGAGCGTAACTGGCATTGTAGACGATTTTTTTAGTGCTATAAAGTCTGTTGATGATAATTCTGTTGATTTTGTTTTTGATGCATGTGCAGTGACACACTTTGATATCAAGACAGAAATCACAGCAAACGATGGATTGTCTCGTGCAGCCAAAGAGATCAATAGAGTCCTTAAGCCTGGTGGATATTTTATTTGCGCAAGCGATGCTCACAATCATGTGGAAGAAGGGGAGTTTGTAATGCCCGATATCATGAAAAACTTGATAGAGGAAAGTGGGCTAGTTTCCTTAGAGGATGACATTTCTTACCCATTCAATCACTGCCTTTCTGAAGATCCGAACGCTGAAGATGAAACATACTATGTCGCTGGCGGTATACACATAGTCAGGCTAGTATTTAGAAAACCCTAGAATAAATCTACACAATTTACGTGTAATGAGTTTTTCCGTGTGTTATAATATAACCATATCACGTAGGAGGACTTATGGTTTTTCGAAAACTACCCCGAAACGAAAAGTGGGAAACTATTCGAAAGCGTGAGCTTCGTAACGATATTATTTTTGGAATCATCAGCATACCGATGATGTATGTTTTAGTTGTTTGCATGTGCGCCATGGGCGTTTAGGAGAAAGCATGAATCAGATCTTGGACAATCAAATCCCTCAACTTGTTGCACTCATCACTCGTGAGATGACTAACCGTGATGATAAGAAGGCTAATTGGGCTTCTTTCAAAAAGAGTTATGATCGCGAGTTGTGTGAGATTCTTGGCGTCAATCCGGAATGGGGGTTGCAGGCGGGATCTCTTATCGGATTTGACATCGACGAAGAGCGAAAGCTTATTTTGCTGAACTATTCAGCTTCAGCACACAACTTGCTGCACGAGATTGAAGGCGGATGGTCTCCTGTCTTGCGACAAATGCGAGGTCTTATTTACGCCTGGGAAAATCCAGGAAATGTAGAAGGCGTAAGGCTCGTCTCTCGCGGTTTTGAGAAGTTCTTCAACCAATCAGAAATCCCTGAGACGGGCATGGATGTTCTTGCTGCTGCTGCAGGTAAGAAGCTGTTATCATGCACTGCTAAAGAAGACGGTCACATGATCGAGTATTTTATGCATGATCGCAAGCTATGCGCAACTACTCGAGGCCGCTTAGGCACGCCTTCAGCTGAAGCTGCGCTTGACATGATTGCACGAAGCACATTCATGAAGGCACAAATCATTTCAAAGCGGTTTGGCAAGGATCTGATGAGCTTAGTTTGTGAGTTTGTTCATCCCATTACTCGAGTTCATGTGGACTATGGTGATGCTAAAAAGCTGTTCTTGCTTGAAGCATACGACACTAGCGGCGAAATGGTTGGCCGCCCGGTTCTCGAGGCAATCTCCGATGAATTGTACGAGTATTTTGTATTGCCAGAGTTTCGAGAAATGACTCTGACTGAGCTTGTAGCAGAGATCAACGACCGTGATGTTCATAATCGTGAGGGCTGGGTTGCGTTTATTCCAGACGCCGATGGCAAAGATCGACGCATCAAGTTCAAGTACATCGCTTATATTGGAGAAATGGTAAAATCTAAGCTAAGCTACAAGTACTTGATGAACTGTATCAAGAATGATCGGCTGGATAAGATGCTCATTACGCTGCCAGAAGAGATTCGTGCAGTGGCATATGATATGGTTAGTGAGGTCGTAGAAGCAACGAATGCCGGAGCCAATAGTAACCTAGGTTATAAGACTCTCTATTCACTCTACAGCCCAAATGAGGGTGGTGTGGATTATTTCCGAACAGTTTGTCGGAGTTATTACAAGGATGTGGTTGCCGCCGGCGGAAACAAGGGTGAAAACCTTCCCTTTTCCTTGCAGTAGACTAGTTTTTTGTTACAATAGATACGCTTGGAGTTATGCGTGTTCGATCGTGATGTTTTGATTGCAATGGGCGCCCTTGAAAAGGGCGTCATCATACCTGGGTGTGATATTGATAAGCAGCTTCGAAAAATGTCTCCATCTGAGGCTAGAAAGGCAAAGCGCAAATGGAGAAAGCTGCTTAGAAGAGCAAAAAAGAAAATTGAATCTCATCCATCACGTCAAAAAATGAGAAAAAGTCGTTTCAAGAAGGCTGTATGGTCAGCCGCAGTCTCTGACCTTCTTTTAGAAGGTCACAAAAAAATAAATGGGTAGCTTATGACAAAGCGTCTACGTGTCAAAAGAAAAGATTTGCAGGTAATCGATGACTTTATTGTCGCAAGAAAGAAAATACACGCGATTAAACATGCAAGACAACTGACAGGCGCGTCTTTGCGACATGCAAAGCTAGCAGTTGATCATAGAACACACGTGTTGAGTGGGAACCAAACTGCGTCAGAAGCTATTCTTTATGCACCGTGGGTTGTCAAAAGCCTTACAACGATCAGTCCGGATGGAGAGCAGATAGAGGTTAACGTCAAAGAACTTGAGCTCAAGTTCCTGCAAGAGGGAACTAGAATCTCCATGGACGAAGTAGCTGCATTGCTTGATTTGACACAATTTATTAAAAATTGGCAGGAAGGGGCATATGTAACAAGTGAAGAAGAGAAAAGTGATATTTAGATAGAGGCGACGCCAGATATAAGTTGCGTGCCTCCGGCGGGG